AGTAACGACGTGGGACATGCCACGAATGACAATTCTGTCACCAACAGATAACTGTTCAGTAAACTTGGTGTTTGTTCCAGTCAGTTCGTTAGAGTCTGGTGTAGCAGATACTGTACCAGCAATCTGATAAGTAGAAGATCTTAAACCGACAGCAATGTTTGTTCCGTCATACTGGAAGAAGATACCGTTCTGGTCATCAAATGCACCAGCACGAACCGTAGCACCCTGCCATCTATACAGAGCAACAACTGGTTGGTCGCCAAATTCTGCTTGTGTCTGTGCTAGACTATTCTTCGCAATAACAGTGAACGTAATTTCATCAATGATTGACGCTACAGTGTAGTGATCATTGTATCCTGCTGTGGTTAAACCAACCAACTGAATTTCTGCACCAACCTGTAGACCGTGGTTGAGGTCGTCAGTAACGCAAGTGATGATACTGCCGATTGCAGTTCCATCTGCACCAACACTTCTCAAGTCATAAGAAGGTGCGAACAGGGCACCAGTGGTATACATGATACCTTTACCAGACTGATATCTGATGTACTTCTTGGATTGACGAACTGCCTGTGCGCCGTGAGCAGGAGAACCTGTACCCAACTGAACACCACCGTCAAATGGTCTGTGTGTATAGAACGAGTCAGTTCTTGGATATACAACACCAGTAATACCACCAGAGACATTACCTGTCGATCTTGCGGTGAAGGTGAAGTTATCTAGTCCAGGTACTTCGTCAACGAAGAACGGACCAGATGCCAGATCATGACCACTGCCATTGGATGTGATAGATGTTAGAATAGTGTCACCAGGAACCAAACCGTGGTTTGATGTGAACTGTACATTGATCTTTGCAATAGCAGAGTATGTGACTGTAGCGTTTGCACCAATGATATTGGTAGTTGCTGCAGACAGAGAGACTGCTGGGAAGAATGCAATAGTGTCGCCACTAACAGGAGTACCAGTAGCACTTGCTAATTGGATTGCGCCAGATGCATCAACGTCATCGACAGTAATTGTCATGTCGTTAGTTGGCGAAGCACCACCCAAAGAAGTACCTGGGATAATGAATTGGTAACCTAGTTTGTAACCTTCACCAGCGTTAGCAATTTCAGGGGAATAATTACCGCTAGAAATTCTAGGAATGAAGGTTGCGTTGAATGCAACTGGGTTTGGATTCATATTCAGGAATGTTCTGTTGCCATCCCATGGAGTACCAGATGTAGTGATACCAGTAATACCACCCTGTGCATTAACAGTTTGTACTGTAATAGTTAAGTCATTGACACCAGTGGATCCACCTAGTTGATCACCATTGAGTGTAATGGTGTCGCCGTTAGCATAAGACTGACCAGGGTTAGCAACGATAACATTGTAAGCTGGTGTGGAAACGCTAGAGTTGTTTGGAACTACATTGTTGGTAGTCATTGTCTGCGTGTCAGCAGCGTTACCACCTTGATCTTCTGTCAGTACAGCAATTGTGAATGATGTACCAGGATTCAATGCAGTGATTTCTAATGTATCACTTGTGGCACCAGTAGTTGCCTGTACAGTTGTAGATCCTGTAGAGAGATCGTTAATAGCAGCAATCAAACCATTTCTGACTGCAACAATAGTTTCTCCTACTTGTGCTGTGTAGGTGTAATCATTTGTTCCATCGATAGTGATTCTGAATGTATCATCTGTTTCAATAGAACCACCGATAACAACGTTATCTACTTGTGCAGTTGACGCGCCAGCACCAACTCTTTCGATATTGAAACCAGCGTTGATACCAGAACCACTAGTGGAGCTCTGTTCGACACCAGAGTAGAATGCTGTTGATGGTACACCAACACCAGTGATGTTAAATCCTTCAATGTCTCCAGCAGAACCTACTGATGTGATCGAGATGATCATGTCATTCAGTGGAGAAGTACCACCAAGTGCATTACCATATACAACCAAGTCTTCGCCTGCAGCGTAGTTTGTTCCACCAGCGGACAGATTTGCTGATGCAACACCAGCAAAACTAATACCAGTGATTTCTCCGTTGACGCCAACTGCATCGATAGTGATAGTTAGATCATTTGTGCTAGCAGCACCACCTAGATCTGTACCAGAAATAGTGATAGTTTCTGATACTGAATAGTTGCCACCAGATTGTTGTGTAAAGACATTCGTATAAGATGGTGATGCACCACCAGTTCTTTCTACAACAAACGATGCGCCATTACCTAGTTGACCAGAGTATGCACCATCAACGTTGTTATAATAATTTTGGGTGTTGATAATAACTGTAGAATAAACACCATTCTCTCTGGTGATATCAAACTGTGCTCCAGTACCATTACCGAAGTTTACTTGACTTCCTGATGTTGGTTGTGAAACAAAACTGTTACCAGTCTTATCGATCTGATATGGGGAAGATAAGGTTACAATATTTCCAGAAATGTTAGTAACGAAGATAGCATTGCCGCTACCATCATCCAGAGAAGAACCTACCTCAATAGAAGCAGTATCGTTGAATGTGATCTCCGACACTGGAGCAACGAAGGAGTCAGTAATGTTTAGTGTGGCGTTTGTACTGATAACAGAAGTTACCTGTGTACCAGTTGGAACACCGATTCCTGATAGAGGAGCACCGATAGGTGGTAAAGTAGACGAAGGTTGTACACCAATTCTTGTCGTTCCTTGTGGGTTAGATCCTTTTGTTTGGAAGCTTCCAGAAGCACCATTGGTTACTACACTGAATACAGGGTTAGTACCAATTGCAGCGCCAGTATAGAAACCTGCTTGCTTCAATACAGTGAATGAAGATAGTAGCGCAGTAGCAGGGGTTGTTCCTACTTTTGCTTTAGCATAGTAGGTGAACTGTGTGTTGCTAGGAACAGAGTCGATGATGAACGAACCTTCTGCTTTTGCGAAACCAGAAACAGCATCGTCTAGACCCTTGATAGAAATAGGATCTCCAACATCTAGACCGTGATCTAGGACAGTATCAATAGTAATTTTAGAAGGACCGATAGCACCTGATCCAGAAGATGCATCAGTTGTTACAGCGATTAGACCGATATCGGATCCAGGAACTTCGTAGATAGAAGGATAACCACGTAGCAAGTCAAGAGACTGCCACTTGGTTGGTTGAATGCCATACTCAAAGTCAGCGTCAAGCATCGATTGAGGTTCTGCCATCCTCATACGTTCGATAGCATCAGTACCGAAGTCGTATGGACGCATCTTCTGTTCTTCTGCTTCGACAAAGATTAGAATCTTGTCAGTAGCAAACTGTGCAGAAGTGTCATACAGGAACGTAATGGTGGTCACACCATTTGATAACGTATTACTGTATGGGAAGTCTGGGTCAGATCCGTCTGATGTTGATGTGAAAGCTACCGAGATCGGTAATGACGGATCACTGAAGTTGTATAAAAATTGATTGCTAGTAGTGTTAGTGATCAGCAGAATCTGATCGACATCTACCTTATCCAGGATTTTTAATGTACCGACACCAGCAATGCCTGGGGAGAATACATAGTCTCTAATTTGTCTTTTTGCCATTTATAAACTCCGTATTATCCTAGTGCGATAGAGAATGCTACAACCTTACTATCAACGTACTTGCGGTTTGCAGCGTCCGTTGCGGCAGCAGGATCTGCCAGATTCGTTACTTTATTATTTAGAAGATTCAGATCACCCAGGAATCCACCTTGAGGATCCAAAACTCCTGTTACAGTAACGTCTCCAGTGGTTGCATTTAAGACGACTTTGTTAGATCCTGCAGTAATATTTCCAGTAGTTCCAATAGATGATGCTGTTAAAACTCCAGAGGTTGAGATGTTACCAGTGGAGTTTGAAATACTAACGGTAGAATTACCGTTTACGATATCACCCTTTACAGTTAGGTTTGCTGGAACAGCATCAGTACCTAATGTAATTGCCTTCTCGGCATTCAATACTTCTTTCAGTGTGGTGACACCTTGTACATCTAGGGTATCTCTCAAGAGAGTTGCACCACCTACATCTAATTCACCACCAACAGAGAAGTCTGTACTAACTACCGAGTAGTTAAACTTTGCGTAGACAGAGAAGGATACACCATCAGTGTCGGTAAATACGACTACTGATTGACCACCACGAATTTTTAAGTCGGTTCTTTGGTAAGAAGTTCTGGGAACAATGTCTCTATTGTATTCCAGATATTGATCAGAAGTGATTGCAGTGCCAGCACCTTCATCACTGATTGCTACTCTAAATCTAGCAGGTGATGGTCCTTGGTTTGCGACAAACAAACTAACCAGTGCCTCTTCATCAGTAGGAACTGTATAGATTACTGTGTTTTCTCTTGGTGTTGGTAGAGATGCTGCAACAAATCCAGTGGGAGTTGGGTCTTCTTGAATCTGACCGTGGAGAACAAATGATGTGCTCTCACAACTTGACCATACAATTAGAGATTGGTCACCACCATAATAGATGGTGTCACTTTCATAACTTTGACCTTCACCAATCTCATAATCAAATAAGATATAGTTTTCTGGGTTGAAGTCTAACAGACCTCCGCTAGAAACACCGATTCTAACCCGTACTGGATAAGGATCTTTATGTGTAATCGAAATTTTACCCTCTACAACTCTTCCCGTGGGGGCAGTGTGTAGTGCGACTCTAGTTTTTTTGGGTGAAACGAGAGACGCTAAATATCCAAAAGTGGGATTAGACATCTTGTTGTCGCTATAGTCCTTCTGTGTTATACTTATTTATACCCGTCTACAATACGATGCCTAAACTGATTACTGGATGCAATGGATTCATTGGAAAGAAGTTTGCAGAAAAACACCAACCATTCATTGGAGTAGAAGATTATAACGCTTGGGCAATGCTTGAGAACTTTAATGGGTGGAAAGATATTGACGAGATCATTCACATGGGTGCAATCTCTTCTACTACATGTACAGATGAGGAAAGACTTACATGTTTCAACGTAGAGTATTCCATTGCATTGTTTGAGAAAGCACTTGAGTATGGTATCCCTGTAAAGTATGCATCATCTGCTTCTGTGTATGGCAACAGGAACGATGGTGGATTAGATCCTCTCAATCTATATGCAAAGTCAAAGGTTGCTGTAGACCTGTGGGTGTCTGAAAATATTGATAGGTTTGACCTGATTCAAGGATTTAGATTCTTCAATGTGTATGGTCTGGGAGAAGATCACAAAGGTAATCAACGTAGTCCCATAAGCAAGTTTGCAGAGCAAGCAGTATCGAATGGTGTGATTGAAATCTTTGAAGGATCTGAAAGAATGTTCAGAGACTTTGTGTGGGTAGATGATGTTGTAGACATCGTAGATAACAATGGTGTAGAGTCTGGTATCTACGATCTAGGATCTGGACGTGTGTACTCTTTTAGAGAAGTAGCAGAAATCATTGCAGAAAAATTCGGGGCGGAGATCAAAGAGATCCCCTTCCCCGAACATCTGAAAGACAAGTATCAATACAATACTCTTTCTAATTTTAAGTGGGAGAACAAAGATTTTATCTCAATTGAGACCTACATCAGTCACCTTTCTTTACTCGATAAGAGTCAGAGTCAAAGTGTGTCGTAGAGAACTCATACATCTCTGTATCTTCTAACGCCTTCATTTGATGGCGCAATAACCTGGGGACTTCAAACTTGTCTCCAGGTTTTAATATTACTGTGTCTGCATCTATGAAGTCATCATGATATCCATAGACCAATTGTAATTTGCCTGAATGAATATAGAATGTTTCTTCTTTTAACTCGTGGTAATGCCAGGAACATTTCTTTCCTTTTTCAAAGAACAAAAGTTTTCCACAGTATTTTTCATTGTTGACGATCCACTTCTCGTGACCCCAACCTTTAGGGACGAACTTAATTGAAGAACTCATGGTCGCTGACTCCTTTGTCGTCAATGTATATATCTCCAGAAGGTTTACCTAGGTATAAAGCGTCGAACATGCACCCCCATTCACATAATTGTTTCTTGGTGAACTCATAGAATTCGTCATGTGCTTTCTGACGATCATTATTATAGCGTCCCATACCTCTAGCTGTGAGGTAGATTACTTCATTTCCTTCAATGTATAGTTGATTGATTCTACGGATACGATCTTCCCTGGGTCTGGCATGTGTGTACACAGCATCACCTTCACCAGGGAAACAGATAGTGCCGTCGATATCAACAACGTATTTCATTTATATCATCTTTAGATAGAACATATGTGCCGAAGTGTGTAACGGCAATTGCTGCTGCTTTGTTTGCGTAAGGAATAGCACGATCAATCGTACCAAGCAACAGATAGAAATGTACCAGAGCTGCTAGGAACGTATCACCAGCACCTGCTACATCAAACACAGGGACATTGATACCAGGAAAAGATCTTCCGTTCCAAGTACAACCTTGCGACCCTTTGGTTACAATTAGATTAGCATAATCTCCTTCTAACTTTTGTGCTTCACGATCATTGATCTTAATGAAACACTGTTTTGGTAACCTGGTCTTCTTGCTATCAATAAAGACAGGACCATTGAACCACTTTACTAATTCTTCTATTTTCTCTTCGGATAGAAATCCTTTGTTGTAGTCAGAGATGACCATAACATCAAACTTTTCTGTTGGTAGTTCCCATCCAAAATCTTCTGCTTCGTCGTTCTCATCCAACCGCATGATCTGCTGGTTGGACTTGGAGTCTACGTATCGAGTCTTTGTGATTTGTGATTCATGAGTCATCATGTAAACTTCATCGCCAAAGGACATGATATTCTCCCTGACGTTATGTGCCATACCTTTGGCAGTCTCTACTCTATCGTATACCATGACTGGTACAGGTGCCTCTGGACTGATCCTGGTGACTGTACCATACACATATTTGTCAGTGCAGGTGTCACCGATAAGGAGTACCTTGAATTGTTTGGGTTGTGGAGTAGTCTCCTTGTCGATCAAAAAACCGAACTGATTTTGCATAGCGTGAACCTACTACTTCTTTTCCTTTCCAGTCGGAACCGACTACCATTGTATCAGGTTTGATCGATTCCAGCAACTCCTCTAGCTCTTGTTTGGTGTCGAATGTGTGGACTACATCAACATACCTGATTGCTGACAGCATCAGTCTTCTATCGGATTGCGAAAAAATAGGTCTCTCGGGACCTTTCATTTCTGCTACCTTCCTGTCGGAGTCGATAGCAACAATGAGATAGTCTCCAAAAGACCTAGCGTAATTAAGAAGTTCGATGTGCCCTGGATGGAGCACATCAAAACATCCATTTACAAACGAGATTTTCATTCGTTGGGAACATGAACAAGTTTCTGGATCTCTGGTAGATACATCCATTCAATATCACTTCTCTTCAAAGTGAGGACTGCATCTTCGATTGTCTCGACCAACGGGTCTCCACCAAGATTAAAAGAAGTGTTAAACAAAATAGGGACACCAGCAATCTTATCGAATGCATCAATGAGTTTGTAGTAGTGTTCATTTTGCTCTTGGGTTACAGTTTGAATACGACAAGTATTGTCCACATGAATAACCGAAGGAATCTTCTCTTCCACTCCGTCATGACACTTGACTGCATACATCATGTGAGGTGTCTCATCACGACCTGCTAGATCAAACCAGTCATTAACCTTTTCTTTCTTGATAGAACATGCGAATGGACGGAACCATTCACGATGCTTAACTGCATTGACGTGATCTTTACCATCTTTGATAGTAGGATCAAACAGAATAGATCTGTTACCCAATGCACGAGGACCACCTTCAGAACGACCCTGATAAATGGTTACGATATTACCTTCACGAATCAGTTTAGCAACATCATCATATGAAGTGTCGGTAGTTTCTAGACCTTCTAGATCTGCCTCGTAACCAGTGGGATCATATTGAGGACCATAGTAAACAGATTCCTGCTTACTGGGTTTCTCGGTTTCCATTACTTTATTGTAGATGTACTTTGCACCACCAATAGAAGTACCACCGTCATGCGAAATAGGTTCGCAGTAGATATTGAGGTCAGGGAACTCCTTCCAATACTTGTAGTTTGCAACGCAGTTGAGACCATATCCGCCACATACTACAATGTTCTTTTCACCAGTCATTTCGTGTGCTTTGCGAATTAACTGAACCATACGGTCGGAAGTTTGTTCCTGAATCTTGTAAGCAAGATCCTTTTGAATATCTGTATACTCACCCTCTACATGGTTGTCATAATCCTTCTTGAGAATATCAAAACGACCAATGTTAATTTGAGCGGCATTAGGATACGTAGGAATAATAACGTCCCTGTTACCCCAACCATCTCTGAAGAAGTCTGGCAAATCTTCGTTAGGTTTGCCGTATGGAGCAAGACCCATAAGTTTGCCAGCTTCAATTGCTGGGAATCCACAGTATTGAGTTACTGCTTCATACATCTTGGTGTGACCAGGGTATTCTGTAATGAAGATACCTTTCTCTGGTTCATTGCAACCAATAGCTGCTTTTGATCCAATGTGTTTGAACACTGTATCAAATTCACCAGGATAAGATGCATCAAAGATAGTTTCAAACTCGTAGGAGACATCTCCTACTTGTTCAATCTGTAGGAAACTACCTGCACCATCAGCAATGACACAAGCAGCAGTTTCAAAACCAGAGTTATAGAAACCACATGCAGCATGCATCTCGTGGTGATTAACGTCGATGAAGTGAGTTTCAAACTCAAACTTCTTCCTGGCAAGTTTCCTTACCCAACCTTGGTATGCATCCTCACCAGACCAATCCAATACAGGACCGTGACGGTGAGTATGACAAATAACCAGGTGGTCAATGTGATCAACATATTCAAACGCTTTTGCGATTCCCATTAGAGGGGATCCGTCATACTTAAATCTAGTGAGGCGTTCTTCTTCTAGATAAAATACTACTTTACCATCAACCAGCAAAGTAGTGCTCCCGTTATGACCACGGGCAATTGCAAGAATGTTCATTATTACCTCAATTATTTTTTAACAGAAAACCCTTTACTGGGAATCTCGATTGCTGGAATCTTTACGTCTGTGCCGCCAGGAGCAGCTTGTTGCATTGGGAGTTGGAAATTGTTTCCATTGCTACTGGGTGCTGCTTCAGGCATGTTACAACCGTCTGCTGTAGGACCACCAAATTCTGGAGGAAGAACAACATCAGTAGCGGGTTTGCGATAGTATTTGTTCATGAATTTGTCAACAGACTTCATGATAACATCCTCGATCTTATCATTCATCGCCATGATACCATCATTAGCTCTCGCTGCTTCTTCATCAGGAGTAATACGAATAGGATCGTAGATACGTTGTCCTTCACCCATATCCAGGATGTCAAACTTCTCTTCATTTGGATAAGAAACATTCTCTCCAAAAGTAGATCCCATGACAGCAACAACTGGAGTTCCTACTGCATGTGCAATATGCTGTCCTACAGAGTCACATCCTAGGAACAAGTCTGCTTCCTCGATGATACCTGCCCAACCTCTCATGGGGACTCCATTGCCAGCAGGGAATGAAATAGTATCGCGAAGTCCTTCTTTCTCGAAGTCGAATGCAAACTCTGACATTAGAATGACAGAATACTTTTTCTGCAGACGCTTGATGATAGAAACAACGTTTCTGTGCTCAAAACTTCTACCAGAAGGATCAGTGATGATACTACCCGCTTGCTGTACTCCTCTACCATATGGTTGGAATACTACGGTTTTTGGTTTCTTGGTCTTTTGTCTTACCTCTGCAACAATAAACTTTCCGTTAATTGCTTCTTCTCTGGAAAGTTTTAGAGTTGGTGTGGGTAGATCTCTAACACCTTTATTGTTGATAGCAATATCGAATGCTTGAGAGAGATTGCATTTCTGATTGTAATACTCCCACACCCTGTAAGGTTCTGGGGAAATTGTGTCAGTATGAATCAGTTTGTCTCTAAAGAGATTCTTATGCCAGTTATCATACACCTTGCCATAAAGTGTAGGATGTCCTTTGAAGAAGTCTGTACCTCCTTCACATACGATTAGGAACTCCTCGTCGGGATGATCCTCTTGATATTTCTCAAGGGCAGGAATTGAACAAAGCACACGTCCAGCACCACCATTGATAAAGAATGATTTAGGTCTCATAATCAATCACAAAATGATTTAGTTTCTACTATTTATGCATGAAAAAAGGGGCGGTTCCCCGCCCCGATTATACCACGGAATTGATGATCATTCAGATAGAAGACCTTCCTCGTCTACGTTATAGTCATAGTTCTCTAGGAGACCAAGTGTAGGATCTTCAGGGAAAGGAATCATGAATGCGTCAACGCCATCATACTTGGTGTATACATTTTCCATCGTAGTGATGAATGTTTCGATAGCAGTAACTTGACTTGCGATCAGATTAGCTCTCTGTTCTGCAAGGAAATCTTGTGCGCCTTTTAGGATACCGTCGCGAGCAGCTTTGTGCTGTTCCATGGTGATCCAAACTTCCATGAAGGGGAAGGGTTCTTTCCACTCACCAGCAGAAAAATCATACTCGATTGCATCTACATTGTAGGTGTGGTCGGGTAGTTGGGGATCGGGACGCTCGTAATATGCTTCGGTTTCGCCTGCCAACTTGTACTCCTTCTGGGGATAACCAGCATCTTTGCCAGTATCGGTGTGGAAGAAGACAGATGCAATGATAGCATCAGTGTTGGAGGTTTTAGGGCGGAGAAGAATTGCTCTCTCGTCTAGACCTGCTCTGATTTGTGCATTCTCTGCATCTTCAGTTTCATTTCTGACAGGCATGCAGGATTGCGCTGGTAGTAGTGTACCAGTCGCTGCATCAACGAATACATATAAGAATTCTGGACCATTGTAGGTCGCAGTAGCAGTTAGTCCAAGATCACTAGTCTGCTTCGTGTACTCGTCAGGTAGGTTATAAGTGTATTCCTTTGAAATTTTCGCCATGGTAGTAATCTCTGTGTATAGTCCGTGAGTATTGCTTTAGATATTTATATAAAATTGATCAGTAGCTGCATTCAGATTGCTTGTAGGAAATCCGAATAAGACCGTGATATCCATGCTGACCATAGCAGCATCCACCATCAGTCCAAGCAGAAGCACCGCCAATGCCAGGAACATAGTTTCCTTCTGAATATGAACCGCCCCACTGTAGTTGTGCAGTAGCCCACATTGTGCTACAATATCCACATCCTCTGTGCTCACACTGGGTCATGGGCAACCAACCGCCCTTACCGTTAACTAGACCAGCAGGGTAGGGGATGTATTGCTTGTTGTGGCAGTGGTTGCCTTGGCAGAACACGTTACCAGCACCAGCGTTGCCATAAGCACCACCATCAGCACCGTAGTATGGAGCACAAGGTCCATTACAGCATACACCACACTTCGTCATCCAGAAGCAGCAGCACATGTAGCAGCAGGAGCATCCTCCATCACCACCATTAGCACAGAAGTTAGAAAGACCAAAACCTGTGATGTAGGTGTCTCCACCTTTTTGACCACAAGTCAAGTTATTCCTTGCTCTACCACCCTGTCCAATATCAATAGAATAAGAACAACCAGGAACAACATTATTTCCAGATAGTTTCTTATATGCATAAGCACCAGAACCACCAGGGATGCCTCTACCACAGCAGCGACTATCGCCACCAGATCCACCAGCACCCCAGATCTCAAAGATGACCTCGGTGGTGTTTGCAGGAACTTTCCAATCAGGATACTGGAAGTATCCATAGTTAGAAGTCCAGTTATCACACGTTGCACCGCAGTGTGCTGCGATGTACATCACCGTGTAATCCTTTGAAGGATATGGGGGTACTTTTGTTGTAGTGTCCGCTTCAGCTAATGCCTGAATTTGTGCGGTAGTGACGACTCCTAATAAGTCTCGTAAATTGGTATTTGGCATCTTCTATGGCTCTTCTTAATTGATATTTAGTTACAGAAGTGGAAAGCGCAGTCATTATTGACGCCTAACCAGCAGGAACAGTATGTGATCTTAATAAATCCACCTTGACCGCGCCATCCATAGCAGCAGCTATTAGAGCAAGAAGTTGCGGAAGGAGCACCAACGCCAGGGATACCAGGACCGCCATTACAGTTTGTGCTATATGCCCAAGGAGTAGTTCCATTACAGTAGGTACGTTCCTGGTTACAAGCATTACCTCTATTATTAGACATAATGTGACCACCTTTGTGGTCAATGAGTCTACCTGGGTATGCCATTCCAATTTTTGCCCAGCAAGTATCGGAGTTATTATAGGTTCTGAAGAATCCAGGACCACCAGGAATCATTTCGTCTCCACCATAGGAGTTGGACTTATCTGTTCCAGGTGTCCAACCACCAGCACCAGAGAAGTAAACTCTATCTTCACATCTGAATTCATTGCCCCAGAATGCATAACAGCAAGTCTTACCAGGAAGACCACCTTCTGCACAAAGGTTACTTAAGTTGCAACCAGTGATGTAAGACTTACAACCTTGGATACCACAGCAGCACTGTGAGCAACATGTAGGCGATGCTACGACCATTGCGTAACACCATCCACCTTGGATCTGTGGATACTGTAGAGTCTTTCTGACATATGCACCAGCACCACCAGGGATACCCTGTTGACAGCAGCATGCGCCACCGCCAGAACCGCCACCACCCCAGAGTTCAAAAGTGATCTGGGTAGTACCACAAGGAACACACCAATGATTGATGCAATAGTCGTGGTATGACTGCTCACAGTTTCCTCTGTTACAGTAAGGATGGAAGTTGAATACCATCCCGTCTCTGACACGGGTATAGCTACCATATACCGCTGCGGTGTCAGTAATTGTGGAAGCAAATTCCTTCCCTAGTAGTCCTCGTAAATTTGCCATCTTTAATTAAGTCTTACAGTACCATGTGATTTTAACAAGACCTGCAGCACCTTCGGAACCACAGCAGCAACCTCTACCAAATACATCAGCAGAGAATCCACCCATGCCAGGAGGACCATTACGGAAACAGTCACTGGAAAGACCAGCGTTGTTACCTTCCATCCACATTGTTGCTTCTCTACCACATGTTGCCATAGAGCAACGTCTGGTAGTGTGGAGTGTGCCGAACTTACCATCTTGGTAAGGGGCAGTAGGCACATAGTTTTTCATCATACACCAGTTGCCGCAATCGGAGCAACTGTTCTGGTTATAGGAGTTTTGAGCACCCCAGTATTCCTTACCGAACTCACAGCAGTATTCGCGACATTCGCGATCTGCAGACCAGCAGTTAGTCTGCCATCTGCACCATGCTTGACTGACCATCCAGTTCTCTCTGGATCTACAACCACCAGAGTAGTTAGCAGCACCGAAGCAACAGGAGCGACCGTGGCATCCACCACAAGCACAGAAGTTGTCTAGACCAGGACCGTTGACCCAGGACTTACAACCGTCGTAACCACTGTTAGATGGAGATCTACAGGTGACCGAGGCAGCACAGAAGCAATACTTGCAACCATCTAGTTCGGTGCCACCAATGCTAGATTGTGCAGCGCAAACTGTGGTCTTATTGTACTGACCAGAATGTCCATTCCATCCGTTCATACAGCAGCAAGCACCAGCGCCGCCGCCGCCTCCACCCCAGATTTCAATCTCTAGTTTACAAACGCAGCAAACAGGGACGCACCAGCAAAGTTCTTGCCAGTTGTAACTGTGGTTGTTATTATATTCCCAACAGTGACCCCCACGAAACCAAATTTGGTGACTGTTTTGGGGACCGTAATATGTAGTTACTGGTACTGCACTGTCGTCTGCAACATCCAGTAAGTCTCTTAAACTCGACATGACTTATATCCTCCCTAGGTATATTAGTTAGAAAGGATCGACCAACCGTAAGAAGATCCACTATAGATTAACTCAAGTGATGCATTTTTAATATCGAAGTCTAGGTCTTCTGCAAGGTTAGCGATTTTATTGCCATTTCTAGCAAGAATTGCTTTCGTTGTACCACACTGACCTGCTGCATCAATTAGATTGATACGATCGCCCACTGCGGGGTTTGCGGGTAGTGTTAGTGTAATTTCCGATCCAGCGGTAGTGTCAATCATCAGGATTTCTCCCGACAGAACACTGTGGTTTGCTGTGATACCTAGAGTAGTTCTTTGCTCTAGGGGTGGTGCTGATAGATTGCGTCCCATTGTTCTTAAAACTCCTTTGTACTATTTATCAAGCCTCTTCTTCAACGCCATACGCAGCTACGCTGACGTTTGCCGTATCGGAAAGCACTACAATGTTTTTAGTTGCCTGAAGCGCAATACCAGTTCTCTCCAGAATACCGTACCCTGCAATTTCTGCATTGTACTCAATGTATTCTGCGCCAGTAGGTGTGCTGGTAGCAGCGAGAGCAACACGAACGCTAACAGGCGTAGAGTTCGTGTTGACGATGTTAAAGTTAACGTATGCAACAGTTGCTGCAGGGACGGTATATACTGTGGTTAGGGTGTTAGCTGATAGGGAAGCTTGTGTCCCCAGGATGCCAGAAGCCATGTTTATTACTCCTTAAATTTGCCGAGATTTCGTAATTTTACTTGTATTTATAAAGAGGGGATCACATTGCTCCCGCCCAGAAAGTGAAGCCTTTCGTCTTCGTCTTTGTGTCAACGTAAGTCTTGACTGCCTTCTGCGTAGGAACTTTAGCGTTGCTATTTGCAGACATGGTTACATCCGCCGAGAACTCGTTAATAGATTCACCGATTTGAGCACCGATGGAACCAAGTCTCAAGGATGATAGACCAGACAAGTCGAAGGAAGATGCGTTCAAGGTTGTGCTACCAGTTGCCTGGTTAACTTTGAAGTAACGACCAACGGTGAAGTTACCATCTTGGTCCGTGGATACGAAGAACACACGACCAGGGAAGTTTTCAGTAACCTCATTACCTGGTGCAGGTGCCGATAGAGGCTGACCTGGCCAGTTAGTCTGGGTCTTGTTACCAGTACCGATATCCAGGAAGTCATGACCAGTTAGTCTGACTTGTGAATACAGGTATCTGATTCTTGTAGCTTGACGATCGTAAGTTGCACTAGGCTTCTCTTCTGCAAGAACAACCAGTACAGTACCAGTTGTAATTGTTGCGGATTGGGAAACCTGCATGAACTCACTGTCAATCTTGATGTAGTCAGAGGATAGAGTACCCGTAGACGTTTCAACAAGAATAACTGTGTCAGATGCTGTTAGGTCTCTAGCGGTAGTTGTCTCGGTAGGAACCTTGATCTGAAGTGCTCTGACTGTAACGCCAGAGTTATGTGCAGCACCAGTGGTGCCTTCTACTCCTCTGATAACTTCAACAGAAGTTGCAGTTGGGAACGAAACGACTTCCATCATCTCGTCTTCGATGATGACATAACCACCAGTGTTAATGCCAGTAATCGAAGCAACTTGGATGACAGTGCCAACCGCGTCACTAACAGGAGCAGATAGAGATGTTGCAGTACCAGTTTGGTATCTAGCAACAGTGCTCAAACCATCATGAGTTGTAGCAGCAGAACCAAGAAGTCCTCTGGTTACAGTCAGTTCTCCACGTCCAGTAGGACCAGCGTAAGAAGAGTTAGCAACAACATAAGTGAATAGATCAGAACCGAGTCCACCAGGACCAGTGATGTATTCAATAGAACCACCTGGGTCAGGAGCAGCGGTTAGACCACCGAGAACAAAGGTGAAACCTGACATACCCTTTTGAGCGTCAGAGTTGTTGACCAGAGTTGCAGTTGCTGTAGAATTGCTACCAGTGACAACTTCGTTCTGTGCAAAGTTACCTTTGAGAGGACGGATAAGAATCTTATCTGCCGAAGGTTGGAAACTAGTAATTTCACCAACTGCACCAGAAGTACCACCCGTAACATTCTCGGCACTTTCAAAAGTTGCGCCTGTAGATAGGGTAAGGGGATCGTAGTTGAGTTCGATACCGTCGATGAATCCATCGAGAGTAGACTCATTTTCGTTGAAACCAGAGGAAACAATAGCGTAAGTACCCCAGGAGGAGTTACCTGCCAAGGATCTGATTCTACCGCCTCTAGTAGAGGTGTAAGAGATGTGGCAATAGTAGGTGAAGCAGGATACGATTTCAGCAGCGCCGTTGTTCGTAATCCAGAAACCTACACCACCGCTTTCGTGGATGTTAGTCCAGGAGTCAAAAACGATAGACTTGTTAGAAGGAGTTCCAGTTCCGTCATACTTATCGTGAACACCACCGTCAACAATTGCACCAATACCAGTCTGGGAGAATGCAGAACACTGCGAAACGTAAGGAGACTTGGAGATTGGGGAGTTGGGGTTCAGTCTAACGAATACACCATCTGGAGTAGAGGTGTTCATATCCTTTGGATCGGATACAGAAGGAACGAATCCTGCCATACCGTCCATAACGAGATCCTTCAGCATCGATCTGTTAGACAGATAGAAGAGAGTTGCGTTCTCGTTATTGAGAGTGTTCACGGTGTTAAGTGCGATATTAGCACCACCATTGTCGAAAGTATCGGAGGTAGTCCAGACGCCGCCAGTAAGAGGCATAACGTCGATGCTAGCACCACCGTCTCTGACATCCATGATCTGTGCGGTCTTATCGCCAGCACCATTTGTGCATGTCTCGCCAATGACTCTCTCTGCAGCAAGAGGAATCGTTGCAAGTGTTAGTCTTTGGATGTTAGAAGGTTGTCCAACGTTTGGTTTAACGGTGGACGTTCTCATGTTGTCACCAATGATCGAAACGTTCTCGGGAACGATGATTGGTAGAGTTTCGTTATAGATACCTGCCTTAACATAAATGGTAGCAGGACCAGTAACAAGACTTACTGCATGAGAGAGTGAAGCAAATGCTTTGCTGATGTTAGAACCGTCGTTTAGGTCGTTACCATTTGTGGTAACATAGTAAACAGGGTCGGTAACATTGTTGTTTTCCCATGCGGGGAATCCGTTAGAATCAACGGATAGAACTTGACCAGTTGTTCCAATAGGTAGTCTTGCAGCACCTGAACCAGAGATGTAAAGAACATCACCAGCATCGGTTAGTACGTTAGACTGTGCGCCTTGGGTCAGGGAGTTCCAGTAGTCTCCGTTAACATCTAGTTCAGGTTCGTTGCCAGTTGTTTCGGCAACACAGATGTAGGAGTTACTTGCTCTGGTGACAGCATCACCAGGTTGGTAAGTTGTGCTTGTATCCCAAGTGCCTCTCCAGGTGAAACCACCAACAACGAAGTCCCAATCAGAAGGATTAGATCCAGGTGTGGAGTTTGTGTTGGTTGTTTTAGCAACGTAGGAGTTACCACCAAGGAGTACAACGTCACCAGGCTTGTATTCGGTGCTGTTGCTCCATGTACCAACTACCTTGAAACCAGTAGTTAGGATCTCCCAGTCACTACCAATAGTGCTATTGGGTTGTGAACCAGTAGAGATTGTTTGAGCAACATAAGAGTAACCACCGAAAGTTACAATGTCACCTGGTTGGTATTCAGTATTGGTGTCCCACGTATCTTCAAACTTCAGTCCGTTAATATACGAGACGAAGTTTGCAGCAGCGAAAGATCCGCTGGAAGTGTGGGGGTTGACAACCCTATACTGATCATTGCCATACTTGACAATATCATTAGTTCTATAGAAGGTTGCATCTGCCCATTCACCTCTGTGGTAAATGCCTTCGGTATGGAGTTGCCATCTGGCACCATCCGATCCATACCATTGCGCCTCATTCGATGCTGACGTGTGGTTTGAAATACAAACAAAAGTGTTTGCACCAAACTTAACGATGTCATCGATGACGTATGCAGTGGCAACTGTCCAGTCGCCCCTCCAATTAAACTTAAGTCTGCCTAATCTGAAATCTGCCATGTTTATGCTGCCTTATTATTTGGGTCCTTCGGTGGTAAAATCATAATTTTCATTGAAACGAATTACAAAGTATCCGTCATCATCAATAAAATAGCTAATCTTGCGACTATCAAATCTATACTGTTGGTATTTATCTTGTGGATGATTCTTATATGACTTCGATTCAGTAGTTTCTTCTACGTAGTCATACACACCTGTAGCAATATCTAGGTATGGGGTTCCGTCTAAACGGTAGAAATCTCCAATTTCATCATCAATAGATCTAATTCTGGTGTAACGCAGCATTCCATCATCATCTCTTTGAAGAGCGTGAATGGTAAAGTCGTTACCGAGGGTATAGCTATTGGAAGAAAAGGATTGCCCCGTCCCCCCAGATTGTTGATAGCTATCGCTGATAAACATTGTCATACAATTACCCTCCAGTAGTTACCGTCCCAAATTAGTTGCACTCTCGCTCCTTTCAAGTCGAATACTAAAGGACTGGAAATAACTCCAAAAGTGTTTTGAAATTCTCTTCCAATTGGATCGACGATTGTTACATTATTTGTATCCCACGTAAAATTAATATCAATGAACTCCAATGTGTCCCCTGCTTTAGGAACCAATTGATTGTTATACAAAGGCAGAGTCAGTGTGAGTGGTCCACCTGACGAGTCTACGAGATAACGAAGACTAGTGCCAAGCGTGACACTCTGATTTAGATACTCCCACCGAGCACGAAAAACATCAAATCCACCGTTAGTTGTCCCATCATGGACAACCGCCATATTTTTATCAGTATCAATGGTCAACTCACCCTGCGCTCCCGCGAAGTGAGCATGTTCAGCAGTAGTACCTCTTCTAAACTGTACCTGGGTAGTCATTAAAATTAATTTAGGATACCAATGTTATTTATACTATTAAATAATCCATCCATAGGTACGTGGTGGAGCAACATCAATCTTGACAGTTGCTGCGCTACCAGCGATGTAGATGTGAACATCTGGTCTGTGCTGGAGTAGTGGGAAGTAGACGCTGCGAACATCGACCTTGATAGATCCAGTACCAAAGATACGGAGAGAAATGCCGATGATGGAATCGACATCGACCGTAATTTGACCAGATCCCTCGTAACCAAAGGAGCGAAGAACCTTCGCCTCGCCAGTGGTTGCAATCTCTGTGCCTTCTTCTGGTGGGTTGGCGGTTCTGCTTTCTGCTGCAGTACCAGATAGTTGAACTTCTGTCTGACCTGCATAAGGTGCTCTGACGAATGCAACACTTGCTTCGCCAGAAGTTTTGATCTCTGTGTCGCCAGTGTATACCTTGGTGATAGCAGGTTTGACCTGACCGAGGAAGTCGAAGATTGCGACGTTCTCGACAGTAATTGTTCTGGACTCTGCTGCACTGTCGAATGCATACAGGTCTCCAGAACCAGTGAATACTCTGGATCTTGGAGTTGCTGCACGACCAGCAATGTTGACATCTGCGAGCAGACTTGGTACAAAGGCAACTCTTTCTGCTGCACCAGAGAACGAGAAGATAGAACCAAATCCAGATTCTGCATTGGTAATTCTCTCGACTGCTTCGCCAGATAGATTGAAGAGAACTTGCTCTCCAACATAATCGTATGCAACTTTCTCGTCGCTCGTAACGAAACTGAAGAGATTGCCGTCGCCAATGTGGGAGACTGTGATAACAATCTTCGCTTCGCCAGTAATGTCGTATAGACCTTCTGCTGGTGGAGCAACAGTTCTGGATTCTGCTGCACCGTTGAGTGCGAAGAGAGAACCAGATCCATAGTAAGCACGAGTAGAACGTAGAGTCGCAATACCAGCTGTGGAGAATAGTAGATCCTTCTCCAGTGGGTTGACAGTAATGGATTCTGCTGCACCAGAGAATGTACCAATTCTGATGTCTCCAACGTAGGAGAGAGTAATAACAATACGACCAGCACCAGATAGAGTTGCTGTTCCAGAACCGATGTGTATCTTGGTGGTTGTTCCGTTGTTGTCTTCTGCTGCGAAGATTCTTGCGTCGGCAAGTTTGACTTCCGATACAGAAGTTCTGTATGCTGCTCTGCCTCCAATGGAGAACAGCATGTCTTTTTCGAGAGGATTGAAGGTAACAGACTCTGCTGCACCAGAGAATGTTCCGATGTTGACCTGAACAACCTCGTCTCTCGCGACACGCTCGACCGCAGTACCACTGACAGGAATGACACCTTCGACATTCCAGTTGGGGGTGAATCTGATGTCTGCTGCTTCTGGGTAGATTCTGATCTGACCAGTACCAACAAATGCATTGGTTCTTCTTTCTGCAGCGATGCCAGCAACATCGAAGAGCAGATCTCTTTCCAGAGGATTGAAGGTGACTGCTTCTGCAGCACCAGAAAGAGTTGCGATGTTGCCTTCGCCAACAAAGTCTCTTGCTCTGGTGGTAGCAGCAACGCCACTAATCTTGGATAGAGTCTGTGGTTGCTCTGCAAACGTGAGGAGTGCGCGACCTGCAGATCCTCTGAACTTGAAGAGGGAACCAAAGAAGATCTCTCTGAATGTTGCTTTCTCTTCTGCGAGACCAGTAACATTGAGATGTGCTGTAAACTCTGGAAGTTTTCTGGTGACAGATTCGGAGGTGAATCCATTGGAGAAGATAGCACCAGTTCCGACATATACTTCGGTGTTCTTCTCGATTGCAACACCGCTGACAGCAACACGAACGGTTGGTTGCTCTGCAAATGTGCGAAGAGGAATAACGACCTCTCCAGAAAGGAGAAGATGTGCAGTTTCTTCTGGTGGATTGAATCCAACTGCCTCGACTGCAGAACCACGGAAGAGAATGTCTCCTTCTCTGACTGGAGGAATCTTGAATGTGACAGATTCTGAAGTGAATCCTCCAGAGAATAGAGTACCGAATCCACCGTATACATCGACGTGAATATAATCGCCAACACCACTGACAGGAATAACCCCGAATGGTTGCTCTGCAAATGTACGAATTTCTGGAGATGTGGATCCAGAGAGTTTGATCTCTGTTCCTTCGACTGCAGGTGCTGCGGTGAATGCCTCTGTAGCAATACCACCCATGGAGAACAGAAGCTGTCTCTCCAGAGGATTCGCGGTGAAGGATTCTGCTGCTCCAGACAGTGCTGCAATACGACCACTTCCCCTGTAATGGGGGACAAATCTTTCTCCACCCTGACCGAGGATCGTAGCAGTACCAAATGGTTGCTCTGCAAACGTAAGGATCTCTGGTTCGGTTGTTCCAGACAGAGTGAGACGAGCGAGTCCAGACTCGACAACCGTTGCCTTGACTGTGCCACGACCAGTAAAGTCGAACAGAGTGAAGAATGGATCTGGACTTCCTGTTCTGGATTCTGCTGCACCAGAAAGAACAGAGATAGAACCAGAACCATTGAAGTTCGGGATGAATCTTTCGCCAGCGTTGCCACTGACCTTGATAAGATTTCTCTTCTCTTCTGCAACAGCAACTGCCTCGACTGCGCCAGACAGTGCAAACAGTGAACCAGAACCAGTGTATGCTGCTGTTGCTTTCTCTGTTGCCGTTCCAACAAAGTCGAACAGACCAATGAGATCGTCTGGACTTGCTGTAACTGCCTCGGCAGCACCAGACAATGTGGAGATAACACCAGTTCCAGCATAGGATGGTGTGTACTTGACGCCAGAGATACCGCGAAGAACAATCGTGTTCTCTTGGAATCCTGCGAATGCAACTGCAGAAGATGCTCGACCATCCAATCTGATGGTGCCGCCACCATTGAAGTTGGGGATTCTTCTTGTGGCAGCGAATCCAACAAAGTCGAATAGACCAGTAAGATCGTCTGGACTGAATGTTGCAGATTCTGCTGCGCCACCAGTGTTGAATAGAACACCACTTCCCTCGTGTTTGTTGGGAAGTTTGACGAATACATCGCCAGAAAGCTTGAGTGTTGGTTTGTCCAGAACTGCGATGTGACGCAGATTGATGACAACCTTGACTCCACCAGAAAGACCAGAGAACTTGAATAGATGACCGAAGGGGTATCTGGAAGCATCGAGATCTGGATCTCTGATGAACTGATAATCTTCGGTAGCATCTGGAGTATTGATGTTGGGGAGACCACCAATATTTTCCTGTTCTAGGAATCCATAATCGAAGAAGTCGCCACCACCAGTCTCGACAAGATCGACAAGTCTATCATTTCTGTAGTCTTGAATGACCTTGGTTGCATGGTTAGCAATGACCCAAGAATCAATGACTGGCGAAGCAACAGAACCATAGCTGATTCTGTTGAGTAGATCAATAGAACTGGAGTTGTAATGATATGTTCTACGCTCATCGAGATTGTTGAAGCTGAAGAGATCTCCACGCGCAGGAGGATTGAATGCAGTTCTCTCGACAAGTGTACCAGAAAGGGTTGCTGTACCAGATCCATTCCAGTTGGGAACGTATGCAACTTTCGCTTCGCCTGTAATTGTAAATACAGGATCTTGACGTGGATAGTCGAATGCAACTGCTTCTTCTCCACCGTTGATGGCAAATAGTTCTCCTTTGCCTTCGTATGCAAAGCTTCTTGCATCTGTCGTGCTGACAGGTAGAGGAAGAATACCAGAACCCTTGTATGCTTTGGTGAAGGTGTCTGTTGCAACACCCGTAAACTCGATGGGTACAAAGGCAATCCATCTTGGCAACACTCTGACAATAGTGTTGATATCGATGGTGATGGATCCAGAACCAACATGGACAGGTCTGAAGTTGACATCAGCAGCACCACTAACCTGTGGACCACCCATTGCATATCGGGTGACTGTCTCGGTGATGCCTTCATAGTCATCCGTGATGGATGGGAAGAAGTCATTGACAGATCCATAATCGAAGTAAGAACCAGAGGTAGAACCACCAGTTACAAGATCAATAATTCTCTGGTCCTTACGACTCTCAATCGTATCATTAGCGATAGACTGGATCGTGATGGAGTCGATTGGGTTGGCAGCAACCGAACCATAATCCAGAGGAGTGAATATAGTGTCGGAAGTATGACTGTAGTGATACGTTCTTTTCTCGACAAGGTTGCCCATGTCGAAGAGGACACCAGATCCAACCTCGCTGAATGTAGTTCTTTCGACGTGCTCGACATCGATAGTGGCAACACCAGAACCATTGAAGTTTGGTACGAATGCAACTTTTGTGTCGCCAGTAACATCGAAGAGGACATATCCACGATATGGTGCTTTCTCGTATGCGATAGAAGCTTCGCCAGATGTGGAGAAGGTTCCTTGACCTTCGTAACCAAAGGTTCTTCTTTCTTCTGCTTTCTCGAAGTTGAATAGATTGCCATCTCCAATGAAGCGTTTGACGACCGCATCTTGAGCCTCGCCTTTGACCTCGATGTTGACATTGGCAATCCATCTGGGTTTCGTTCTGCCACGACCCTCGACAAAAGCAAACAGGTCACCCTTACCAACGTAAGAGAACTCTCTCCTGACTGATGCAGTACCCTGAACCAGCAGATCTCCCATTGCATAACGAGAGATGGATTCCATGATGGAACCATAGTCTTCGCGAACAGTCTCTGGAGCGTCCTGACCATTGATAAGAATTTGACCATAGTCCAGATAAGATCCAGAAGTAGTGCCACCTACTACCAGGTCAATAATTCTGTCGTCCTTACGACTTTCAATGGTCTCATTAGCAATAGATTGAATCGTAATAGATTCAATTGGAGTATCGGCAACAGATCCGTAGTTGCGATACTGGAAGATATCATTAGATGTGCTGCTGTAATGATATGTGATTTTCTCGACAGCAGTCTCGAAGTTGAATAGAGTTCCAGATCCTTTGTAATGATCTGTCTGTCTCTCGACCGCCGTGCCTTCTGTCTTGACTGTACCTTGTGAAATCCAATTGGGGGAGAAAGCAACTCTTGCTTCGCCCTGTAGTGGCAGGATAGCAGTGCTTTCTGGTGGGTTGGCACCAACCGCTTCAGAGGCACCAGAGAAGGCGTAGAGGGCACCAGAACCGTTGTATGCATATGTTCTCTTATCTTCGGCGTTATTAACGCTGAAGAGCGAACCAGAACCTTTGTGCAGCAGACTGAAGTTTGTCTTCGATGCACCAAAGATTCCAATGTTGACAAAGGCAATCCATCTTGGTTTCGTTCTGCCGCGACCATTGACGAATGCGAACAGTCCACCAGAACCAATAAAGTTGGGAGTAAATACTTGCTTGGCAGTACCACTGATTGGGAACAGACCGAATGGATAGTCTGTCTGATTAGTAAGAATCTCACCCCAGTCAAGTCCGACTGTAGATGGAGTCTGCTCACCATCAGTGAGAATAGTACCGAAGTCTAGGAATGCACCAGAAGTAGATCCAGATACAACTAGATCAATAATTCTTTCGTTTGCACGACTCTGGATTGTCTCGTTAGCAATCGACTGAATCGTAATAGAATTGATCGGTGATTCAGCAACCGATCCAAAGTTCTCATAGGTAAAGTAATCGATGCTGGAATTGTTGTAATCCCAGACAACTTTTTCTTCTGTAGAAGAGATGCCGAATAGAGTTCCTTCACCGACATAATCGTATGTCTGTTTGAAGGTAGTGGTGCTGAAGTTGAACAGGACACCAGAACCAACCCAGTTGGGTCTGAAGCTGATATCAGCATCACCATGGACGTTGAATAGTGTCTTGCGATCTTCTGGGGATGTCTTAACAACAGCCTCACCAGCAAAGCTACCGCTGAATAAGGTGCCGAATACATTCCAGTTAGGAGCATACGCAATTTTAGTGTCACTACGAAGGGGTAGTAGTCCCTCCGTAGCAATCGCAGGTACATAATGAGTGTTGGCATTGCCAGCAACCCACAGTGTTCCAGAAACGATGTATGGAGCATCCAGTCTGTATCTGGATCCGCCGAACTCGAATACTGTACCAGAACCAACCCAAGTCTTGATAACAGACCAGGTGGTAAGTGAATGGAAATGGGTGCGACCCATTGCCTGAATATTTGACGTGACTGTAATTTCGCCCCAGTCATCCGTGGCGTATGCTTCTACTTCTGTAATAGATCCATAGTCGAGTTGGTTCAGGGGACCGCCTGACTCCACCAAATCAACTATTTGATCATCTTTGTAATCTTGTATTACTTTGGTTGCGTGGTCTGCAATTACCCAGTATGCACGACCTAAAGCACCAAAATCTAGATATAAAAACTGCTCCTCGATAGCTGATGTATAGCTGTACGAAATTAACCCCAGTGCCTTCACAGCAACAAACTGGGGCATTCTTCCAGTACCAGCGTAGGAGAATACCATATACTACAGCCAAGTTAAAAAAATAGGGGGATCGCCAGATAAGCAATCCCCCCATGATGTAAAACTCAATTTCAGAATATCAGTCGAGGCTGACGTTCAAGGTGACTTTGATTTGGTCACCAGCGTTTTGAATCGCGTATGGACCATTGGTGAATCTTTCAGCGAAGAAGATTGCGCTGTAAAGAGTTAGATCACCAGTGCCATCTAGTGCCTTGGTTGTAGTGAAGGTGTTAGCATCGAGTACATCGAATACGGTGTAGGTGCCAGGAGTTGTGGTGGTGTTACCAGTGCCCTGGTCGATGTAGATTGCATCGCCCTTAACAAGACCGTGACCAGTTGCGGTTACCTTACTGAAGTCAAACTCAACCTCGTCATTGTTGTTAGAAGGCTGAATGTTGTCGATCAGTACGTTGTTCAGGTAGACAGTAACTTGTCCCTGCAGTACCGAACCAGCGTCGTCATAGGTCTCGTGATCGATACCAGTGATGATAGTTGCAGCGTCGATGCCGTTAGGAGCACCACCGACAACACCAGCAGTACCAGTCTGGGAGACTGCCATGCCGACTGTTAGATCTTCACCGACTTCTGCTTGGAATACACCGTTACCAGTAGCAGCACCAGTGAGTGCCTTGTCTAGATAAACAGTGGTTCCTGCGATACCAGCGATTCTTGCACCAGCAGCAACGCCAGTACCAGTTAGTCTCTGACCAACTGCAAGACCCGAAGTAGCGCCAACGGTTACGGAGAACTCACCAGAAGTACCAGAGATGGTGGTGGTGTTAGCAACAGCAGCAAGAACGATGTAGTCATTGCCGATAGTACCACGAACACCAGTCTTACTGATAGTTGTTCCAGCGGATGCAGCACCTGCATCTAGTACACCATGAATGGTGGTAGGCATGTTGTTGGCACGAACAAGCATGTAACCATAAACGTCACCAGCAGCACCAGTGAAGGTGAAGGTTTGCTCTGGATAAGAAGCGGTCGTTCTGCCAGCACCAAAATCTAGGTTTTGGTTGGAGAATGTACCAGTGTTCTTGACGCTTAAGAGGAGAGTTAGACCGTCGATGTCAACGACATATGCACCAGTACCAACGTCGCCGCCAGTTACATAGTCGCCCTTTTTAATACCAGTGTTAGCAGCAACAGTGATGGTATACTCGTCTTGAGTACCGCTACCTTGGACTGCAGCAACTGCAGCAGTTTGTAGGGTTTCGATTGTCCAGCGGTTGCCGTTTAGCAGAATTCCATACTGGTTAGCATAGTTCTGATTAGTTCTGTTATTTTCAACTTGGTGGTATCCAGTTACAGGTGCAGAACCATAACCCAACGTATTGTTGTTGGTGTAGGGCTCATAGTATCTGGTTTGGGAAGGCGTATCACTTTCAGCAGGATACGTATTTGTCGTGAACAACTTTAGAATTAAATTTCTAGGAATCTCCTGATTGTAATTCAGCAGATTACGTAGAGAATCAATTTCACCGTTGTCGGTTACTAGCAGTGCCATGTAAACTCTCCGTGTTTATCTCTCGGTGTAAATTTATTTATATCGTTACTATTTATAGTTTCAGTTTTAATGAGACCATGCATCGCGAAATGTCGATCGAGTAATTCACCTTAAACTGAAAAATGTCTCCTGCGTTCACCGTAGTGTTCCAGGTAGACAGACTGTCGTCTTTGTTTTTTCTAGCAGTAAATCTATTTATGGATCCCAAGGTAGGACGTTCAGTGCCACAAATAGACTGGAAGTTAGGGAAATCAGCAAAACTGCACTTCTCAATATCAACTTCAATATTGCCCTCGCTATCGGCAAGGATAGTCCAAGACTCGATAACTCCAGTGACATCAACAGTCATAGTTCCTTTCGGACCATTCCCCATAGGGAAAGAACCACTGTCTATGACATAGTTAAGGGTTCTGGTTAGATCTGCTGTAGTAGCATATGCTATTCCAAAGAATTCTACACCAGCGGTTGGTGGTGTACTAAAAACAATCTGGTCATTAGATACAATATAATCAACTCCTGGCGATAAAACAACATCGCCAACAGAAATCATTATTTGTTCTTCGTTGAGTGGAGTGTATGACTCTCCATTAACAATCAGATTGAATGTGTCTTGTGTTCCATCAAATTGTGATGCCAGTGATTCAATCAGAAGATTTGAATTCTGTACTGACTTCGATGGGATCTGGTAGTTTACGTCAAGTTTATGTTGTGCTGGCAATTGCTTACCAACACGATATGCATTATTACCAACCCTGACGTTATACTGTGCCATCAGGAAACTCCAGGACTTACTTCTGCGTTCCCCATAATGACTCTAGTCTTGTAACCGTTAGGATCTGTAAGAACAATATCGTAGACATATCTCCTACGATCTAACGCCAGGGTTTCGGTGTCTGTTAGTACCAGAGCAATTTCCCCTGTGGTTCTGTTTACAAAATCTAGAGTGAATGGGACTGAAGTGGTTGCAGAATAACTCTTCTTCATCGATGCAGCACCAGTGTACCCCGACATGTTTAGTGGAGTGCCATCTTTATTTGTGATGAAAAAGGTGACGGCAAAGTCTGCTCCTTTATCAATCAGTATGTTGACTGGTATCGCTGCCATCGGTATCCTTTTCTAGTAGGTTAAGTGCTTCCAAACCGCCTTCTAGTTTAGTGCGATATTCACGCAACTTGACGAGTTCTTCTTCACCTCTTCTGATCTTCAGATCATAGTCTGCAAACTGCTTTTCAAATTCAGCTCGCAACTTTGCGTTGTCCATATGGAATATAACAAGTATCTATATTTAGACGTTCAATTCTGGGTAGGTTGTGGTGCTTCTTCCGATTGAATTTGGTGTTCTAGGATATGTTGCTCCCTCAACTGGTCTTCTACCTTTAAGTTTTAATTTATGACCAGAGAAATCTGGTTCATCAAAGAATGCTCGGAGTCCAGGTGTTCCTGCTGCCTCTGTATATGTGTAACCACCGTTTCCACCGCCACCACCAATGTAGCAGTTACCAAAAGAGATTGCGTTGGATAAAGATGCACCACCAGCACTAGGAACATTAGTCCAAGAGAAACTAGTTCCACCTGAAGGAATACTACGAACTACATTCTTTGCTGACCTAACCAATAATTGCTTGGTTACACTTGGGTTTGGCCAAGATCCGTTGTAATGCTTATATTTCTCCATCAGGCAGGCAATTTTTCCTACAACAGTTGGTGTTGCACAACTTGTCCCAGAGAACATACCCCACTTATAAGATCCATACGTTGAACTTTGATATGAACTATAAGTATTTGCTCCAAGTCCTGTAACAGTAATACCAGGTCCACGGTTTGAATATCCATCCCAACCAGGCATTGCTTCCGAGTTGTATCCTGCTGCTACATCAATATTGTTATTAGTTCCATGGGGACCATATGGTATGTGAGGATACCAAGTAGTTGTGCTAGATGTAGAAGCACTATTGTCATTCCCATAACTGATGAATGTAATATCATATGGCGTTGCTGCATCTACAGTGACATACACATCTTGAGCATCATCTCTCTTCGCGTATGTTCCTCCATTATTACCAGCAGCATTGACACATATGATACCACTATTCCAAGCGGTTTCTAATGCAGTGTGCAGAGAACTATATGAACTCTGGTTAGGCATCACGACACACCATCTGGTGCCGTTAGTTGCATCGTAGACTTTGAATGGAATAATATTTGCCTTCACAAATTCCGACAAATCAGATCCCCAAGAACCACCACCAGGTCTATTGACAGTTCCATTTGGAGTGACAATCTTATCAACATAATCTACTGGAATTGCACGTTTCCTGTCTTGCAGATACTGATATTCTGCAATCATGATAGTGGGGTTTTTCTCTCCAGTTTCTGGATTAGATGGTTTGGCGTTGTGCCAATCAATCAATGCCTGAATACACTCTGTTGGACTGTCGCCAGTAACTAGGTACATTGCATAGAGATTTGCTTTCTTTGCAAATCCACAAATAGTACCACCAGAAACACTCAATACACCAATGCCATGATTGGTTAGTCCACTGTTGCCACCATCTTGGGATGTTACCTGATTGTTAGCAGCTGCTTCTAGATCTGGCCAATCCATTGGAGTAAATCTAGATGCTGTTCTTAAATTCCAGACAACATCTCCAGAATCACTACCATTATTATCTACACTGCCATCATTTACTGCACTTCCACCATCACCAACTCTAATCTCAAATGGGTGAGTAGAAGCAGTTATGGTGAATGTAACAGTATCTCCTTCTTGAAATACTAGTGGAGGATTGCTTCCACTAACAGATCCATTTCTATCCGTTCCAGTTAAAGTGTAGATACCAGAACCACCAAAACTTACAGCAATGCTATATTCTTCTCTAGTGCCATCAGCAGGATTAATGCTGATGGTGTTTTTCATGTTGGGGTGTGCTGTACACTGATACCAATAAGGATCTACCCTTGAATGAGAATCATCTTCACTTGATAACTTTTGAAAGTCTGGGTGCTGATCATGCAAACCCTGATGAGTAGACCAATCTCCACTACTACCAGATTCTAGAGTGACGATATCAACATTCTTTCCAGTCCATCTGGAAGTATAAGTGCCATCAACAAAATATGCGTCATCGCCATTGGTAGTACCAACTTCTCTACCAATTTTTTGAACTGCGCCGCCAGGATCTGTCGCAACAATATGTTGTGTGTCCAAGTAAAACTGGAGACCAGAATTATCTTCTCCTAGTCCAGATGCTGCTCTATAAGATGAACTCGTGGAAGAAGTAAATCTTTTTGACATACTCTCTTTATCTGGGAGAGTACATGGAAATGACTGTGGAACTTCATCTGCAGAAACAACTCTGGGGTCTGCTACTAGAGTTTCAATAAAATCTCCTTCGACAAGCATGACGAGCAAAGAGGGCATGGATGGAAGCATATTCCACCACTCTGCTTTATTCTCATCAAAACTATCTACAAACGCTTGCTTGTCAGTTCCTTCGACAAGAATGACATCTACTAATACCGCTGAACCGCCCAGTTCCATTTTATGCCTCTAGTTGGAGTACAGTCATTTCAACAGTGATAGATTGTTGTCCTCCAGACTTATTCATAACTGATAGATAAACATTTGTTGATGGAGTTCCATCATCATTAAATCCGATCAAAGCAGGAGTGAAGAGAACATCTTCGTTGTTTCCAGTTGTGATAGCTTCTGCAATTACTCCAGAACCAGGGGTGGGATCTTCAGAAATAGTTCTAGATCCATCTGCTGTTCTTGCTGCAGATGTAGGATAAATTCTTACCCATGCAGGGTGAGAAACATTCAACTTCAGTAGTGCATATGATTTGTATGCCGTGATAACAATACCTTCATCGACATCATTTGCATGAGTAGCACTGGTGGAGTTATTAAAATCTGATCTTGTTCCGAGACTGGTGCCACCGCCTCCACCTCCACCACCGCCGCCAGCGGAGCTAATTACGCCATCGGTGATAGTGACGGTAGAACCATCTACTTTAACGCCACCTAATACAGTTGTACTTGCAGTTGGCAGTAGGTATGAATCAAGGGTTCCACCACTGGATTTCCAGCTGCTACCATTCCAGATCCAAGTTAGACCACCCTCGGTATGTGTAAATGAACCGTCTGTAGCTTGTCCAGCGGTATCTGGGAATAGAATTGCCATTTCTTAAGATCTCTCCGTTTAGTTATTTATTTCAAATTTCTTGAACATATAACTGACATGTTTCAGTGCCAGATCTACTTCCAGATGCAGTCAAAGACTTCAATCTAATTTGATATGTCATGATATCGCCAGTAGTTCCTCCATGACTATCAACAAACTCAAAATACAATGGAGTCACACCAGTGACATTTGGATCTGTTGTAGCGACTGTACAGATTTCTGTCAGTGAGGATCCATCACTTCTTTCGAGAGCAATAAGTCCACTGGTATTGTTAGTACCATTTAGTTTACCAAACAGAATGCTAATTCTAACTCTGGAAAAGGTTGTTACAGTAATACCTGCATTGAATGTTCCATTATCATCAGCGAACACAGTTCCAGAACCACCCAAAGTGAATGATGCATCAACATCACCAACAGCGGTTCTGAATGCTGCAGCTGGGGCATCTGCTACGAGAGGAGGAGATGCATCGACCCATGCTGCTGGGTTTGCTCCATTGTCGTAATAAACTTTTAAGCGACCAGAATCACTTTCCCACCACATATCTCCACTAGTGGCATTTGATGGTGGATTGTCACCTACTTCGACATTGGCACCACCACCTTCGCCCCAATACAGTTGACCATTTCCATCAGTGGTCAGAGATTGACCAGCACTGCCATCAGAAGTTACGAACTTGACGACACCATTAATTTTTCCAGTACCGTCAATATTGAATGTGGTGTTACCACTAGACTTCAGTGTTAAACCACCAGAACCTGGTGCGTGGTTGATTACAATTTCACCATCTTTATCAACAAGCACACCGTAGTCATTTGCCAGTGCAGTAGCAATCGTACCAAACCTAGTATTAGATGGAATAACTATATTGTTTCCAGTTAACGTTAAGTTTGCTGATGCTGTTGCTGTAGTAATCGAATTTGTATTTACTCCACCAACATTAATACTAGAAGCAGTTGTATCTCCTCGTCCAACCACATCATTAAGTGTGGAAGTCTCTGTGTAACTTGTTAGATATCCAACAGCATCGTGATCACCCCATGCATACGCGGTGTCCCAAGATACATTGTTGTAGTTTAGAGGAGTCAGATACTTGGTTGTTTGACCTAGAGATAGAGTAATAGAATCTTGGGGACCAAGATTAGTAATGTTCAGGTTATTGACAAATGTCTGTGTTACTCTCGCGTCAATAGCGGCATTCGCTCTAGTGTCTGTGTAATAAAGATTCGTTCCTTCAAGAACTGAAGATGTGGAAAACTCATTGAATGCTAGATCAATTGTTAGGGATCCATTAGCATCATCATAAGTAACCGCTGTTCCCACGCCACCTTGTAATAGGGCAGCAACCCTATCATCTACCTTCTCGTCAAAGGTAACGTCTAACCCGTTTACATCAGCAGCAAGAGCATTGATCTCCTGTCGCTGCTGGTCAAGGGTATATGTAATTGGTACGTTTCTTAATGGCATGATACCAGACTATTCCTCTATTTTAGTATTTATGAGTGTGCAATAACTTGGACAGCGATCGATCCACTATCAGTGGCACTTCCCCCCGCTAGGACACTAAAAGCTATCTTGTCAGCAGATCTCGTTATTTCTAAATTCGTTGTTCCATTAATATCCATGACATTAGCAATAACATAGTAGTCAGTGGCATTAGTAAATGGACTTGTAAAGTTCAGCTCATAGTTGCCAGCAGA